CATGCGAGGAAATTAAGAAGGAAGACAAGCCCCTACAGGAACTATTGGATGACAACAAACCCGAAGGCACGAAGTAATTATTTTTGCTGTGCTACAAGATCTGAAAATGACATTGTTTTAACAGGTGCATACGACTTAAAGGATGTCCCTTGTCCTTACCAGCGTCTTATACACTTAATGTTAGATAGATGTATACTAACCAACTTTCAAGCTGATGAACTCTTTTTCTATGAGTTGGTAGAATATAAGTCTGATAAAAAAGAGCCAGACAATGAGTTACAAATAGAAAGGGGCATAGGCAGCCTAGTATTCAAAGACCAAACCTACTATATTGATAGACTAACACCTCTATCTTCTATAGATGGTCCTATAACTAAACATGTAGAGTTCTCCAAGAATAAAAAACTATTCTTACAAACATATATACCAAAAGATTATATAGAGTTATTCTCTACTCCCAATACTATATTATCAACTGAAGTTGCCGGATGCCCGTCTGTTGTTGAGTTGCAAGACAACACTCTATTAGGCCGTCTTAATAGCACTATTCAATCAATAGATAGAGATGAAATACACGATGTTTTAGGTGACGACTTTATATCAGTCGCTATAAATCGGAACGATAAAGAATTATCATCTCCCTCTAGCAAGTTTACGCTCACGGGTAAAGATTCAATAGTAACTGCTAATTCCTTTAAATTAAACCCGCAAAAAAGAAGACCCACCAAAAAGATAAAGGGTCAGGTAATTTATAACGATAAAACCAACTCGTTGGAATATTGGACCGGTAAACAATGGAGGACAATTCTTTCGCAATGAAAATACCATCAAATATGACGAGAGAGCAAGTCGTAGCCATAATACAAAAAGTATGTGAACGTTCTGCACCCAAATATACGTTTTATGGATATGATGCTAAAGACATGATACAAGAAGCTAATATTATATGTATAGAGGCTCTTGAGAGATACGATGAGAAAAGACCGCTTGAGAACTTTCTTGCTGCAAATCTAAGCAATAGGTTAAAAAACTTTATTAGAGACAACCATTTTGTGGCTTGCAGTGATGAAAACAGGGCAAAGGTTTACCAACCTGCGCAGCTAGATAATGATAATAGTATACAACACTGGATAGATGTAAGACTTAATTGGTTAGACCAAATCGACAAAGACCAAATATTTACTATCATCGACCAAGAACTGCCAGCAAGTATGCGTCTTGATTATTTGAAAATGCAAAACGATGTATACATACCAAAATCGAGACGTGAGGAAATAGTGGAAAAAATACAGGAGATCCTAGAAAGCTATGGATACTATGAAGAAAGGCAGGATCTCTAAAAAAGAAGAGTCCTACATAAAAGAAAACCTAGAGGCTGGACACGAGAAACTGGCTAGTGAACTCAACAGAGAGCCAGATAGTGTTCTTGAATTTATTCGTCGAAAGGTTGTTAGCGGTGATTTTAAGAATCCGTCGTGGCTTGACGCTCACGACCCAGAAAAACAAGCTGAATACGAACTTACGATTCGTCCATACTGGAACGAGCTAAAAAAACAGTTCACAGACGAAGAGTTACAACTATTCAAATACCATTGGTCAAGAGTGGTTTCTCAGTTCAAAGATGATGTCACCCCAACAGAAGAAATGCAAGTGGTGGACCTCATAAAACTAGAGTTGCTTATGAACAGATCTCTTGAGGGCAACAAAACAAACATACAGGAGATATCAAGACTGGAAACCATGCTGGAAGCTGAGAGGTCGCACTCTAGAGAGGCTCAAGATGCTGACGCTATATTCAACATGGAAAGACAGGTTGCTTCTTACAAAGCGTCTCAGGAGTCTCTAAATAAAGACTATAGAGAACTTCAGACAAAGAAAAACTCTATGCTTAAAGAAATGAAAGCGACTAGAGAGCAACGTGTAAAGAGACTAGAAGATAGTAAACATAACTTCACAAGCTGGCTAACCCATCTTGCAACCAATCCAGACCTTACACAAGAGTACGGCATGATGATGGAGAAGATGAGATTATCCATGCAAAAAGAAAAAGAAAGACTATCTAAGTTTCATAAATATACAGACGAATCTGTGGATCAACCATTCTTAACACCAGACACTGTGAAGGATTAGATTCATATAGGTCGTGCGATCCTTTGATATATAAGCACACATATATACTTTTAATTATTTGTATTTCTCTTTGAGAAATTAGACTCGGAAACTAGGACCAAGGAATAAAATGAAAAAAGCAATCGTATTCGGAATTACAGGTCAAGACGGAAGTCATCTCGCTGACCTACTGCTAGAAAAAAACTACAAGGTAATTGGAGTTTCAAGAAGGGTAAGTGTTGATACGTCCAAAAGAGTAAAACACATACTAGACCATGAAAACCTAAAATTAATAAGTGGTGATATCACAGATGCTCACTCTGTAATTAATATTTTAAAAGACCACCAAGATGCCGCAGAAGTATATAATCTTGCTGCGCAAAGCCATGTTGCCGTATCCTTTAAGCAGCCAGCACTTACTTGGGACATAACAGGCAAGGGATGTCTTAATATCCTACAAGGTATGGCTGACCTCGGCATGATTAAAACCAAGTTTTATCAAGCTAGCAGTAGCGAAATGTTTGGTAGCAATTACGATACAAAGACCCAAGAAGATGATTTTGACAGCAAGTTGCCTTTAGAAAAATATCAAAACGAAGAAACTAAATTTTTACCTCAAAGCCCTTATGCTATTTCTAAATGTGCCGCTCACTATATGACTAGACTTTACAGAGAAGGTTACGGACTACACTCTAGCGCAGGCATACTATTTAACCATGAAGGACCAAGACGTGGTGAAAACTTTGTTACTAGAAAGATCACCAAATGGATTGGTGATTTCATTAAATGGTGTAATACTAACGGTGTAAAACCAACCGATTTAGCAAACGACACAGATGAAGTATACATAAATGGTAGGAAAGACAGATCTGAAGGTTTACAGTTCCCTAAACTAAGACTAGGCAATCTAGATGCATACAGAGACTGGGGCTACGCTGGAGACTACTGTGAAGCCATGTGGATGATGCTGCAACAAGAATCTCCAGACGATTACGTTATCTGCACAGGAGAAACCCATACAGTAAGAGAATTCTTAACAATAGCCTTTAGCTCTGTTGGATTAAATGATTGGGAAAATCTTGTTGTTGTAGACCCAGAGTTTTATAGACCAGCAGAAGTAGATTACCTAAGAGGTGATTGCTCAAAAGCGAACCAAAAACTAGGTTGGACACCGAAACACACTTTTGAAGATTTAGTCAAAATGATGGTTATGAGCGACCTAGCATGACAAGAAGAGATTTCAACGATCCCGTCTACAAAGACTGGAGAACAAAGGTATACAAAAGAGATAACTTTTGCTGCCAGATGCCGGGATGTAAAAAGAAAAAACACCTAAACGCCCACCATATCAGAAAATGGGCTAATGCCTCCACATTGAGATTTGATGTTGACAATGGAATCACCTTATGTTATTACTGCCACAAAAAAGTGACTGGACATGAGTCCCTATATCAATCCTTATTTCAAAGTATAGTGAGAAAAAACAATGGGTAAGATAAGACCTTTTACAATAATCAAGGACACTAGAGAGAAACAAGGATACACCTTTGAAGCATCTAGAACTAAATACCATGTATGCAAAGGTATGGTTGTTAGAAAATTAGACACTGGTGACTATAGCGTAGAAGGACTTGAAGATAAAGTTTGTATAGAAAGAAAAGCTAGCGTTGTAGAATTAGCGAATAACGTTGGTGTAAGCAGACGCAGGTTTGATGCTGAGATAGAAAGGATGAAAGAATTCCCTCATAGATTTCTAATCCTAGAGTTTTCTCTAACCAACCTAATGGATTTCCCAGAGGGTTCAGATGTGCCAGATAAAGAAATTAAAAAATTAAGAATCACAAATAAATATATGTTAAGATATCTTATGGAGTTACAAATAAATCATGGTGTAAATGTTATATTCTGTGACTCTAAAAAGAACGCTAAATGGACTGTTCTTAGTATACTAAAAAGAATAAATGAAAAATATGCACTGGAGTAGCCATGACAACATTTCGAGACACGGTTGGAGAAATTCACACCTACAACATAGACGTAAAAAATAGAGAGATCTATATTAATGAGTTTGATGATTCTGGAGAAACTGGTGGTGTAGACCACAGGATGCTTCAGAACTTTGTTAAAAATATAAACATACTAAAAAATTTAAGTCGAGACCCAATTACTATACATATGCAGACAGTGGGTGGCTGTTGGTATTCTGGTATGGGTATATATGACGCAATCAAAAGCTGTAAATGTAAGACTACTTTTATTGGATATGGTCAACTATGCTCTATGGGTACTGTTATTATACAAGCGGCTACAAGACGTTTAATAACTGACAACTCTGCGTTTATGGTTCACTGGGGTAGTAGTGAGATAAGCGGACACTATTTAACTGCGCAAAACATTGCTGACTTTGAAAAGTACACTGCGCAGCAGATGGTAGAAATATATGCAGAAAGATGCCAGAAAACTGGAGAGTACTTTAAAGAGCGTGAGAATAATTTATCTAAAACAAAATCATACATAAAAAGAAAACTAGGGAGTGGCGACTGGTATATGACAGCGGACGACGCTGTGTATTACGGATTTGTCGATGGAATTTATAAATGAGTAACTTAAAAAATATAGATGAAGCTTGGCTCAACCTTGATGATGTAAATAAAGACGATCTAATCAATCCATTTAAAATGGTTTCATTTAACGATGAAGATTATCACTTACGTCTAATATGGTTAATGACTAGACCGGAGTACTTCTCTTTTTTATGTAAACATGTATTTAATATTAATATATTGCCATCACAGGCTTTGTTTCTATGCGAGATGTGGAATAGAAAATTCCCGATGCTTATAGCTAGTCGTGGTTTCGGTAAATCATTTATATTATCCCTATACTCTATGATACGCGCACTTATATTACCAGACAGAAAGGTAGTGGTTGTTGGTGCAGCATTTAGACAGTCTAAAGTCTTGTTTGAGTATATGGAAACAATTTGGAACAATGCACCAATTTTAAGGAGTATGTGCGATGCGAGTA